GTCTGTACAAATGTATCGATCTTTTTAATATTATTAAGTATATTTATAAGTTTTAATTTTACTAAAACAATTAGTTTCTGTAATTCAAAGACCTTTATTAAGTTTTGTTTATTAGATGCCGAGAAAAATTTTAAGATTTCCTCTCTCTTTTTAACTTGCGCATCTTTGCCGCGTTCTGACTTGCGTTTGAGGATTTCTTTTTCGTACTTGTCTTTGATCCACTTGATAAGCCCGTCGGCATGTCTTCGAGTGTCTTTAATAATTTCGCCTTTCCTGACAAAGGAGTTGTTATAGGTTTCGATTGTCTGCGAAAGTTCGTCGTTGGACTCAATTTCTTTAAGGGTGCTACTAGATATTTGGTTAAAGAGTTTCCCAATCTCCGAAAGACGTTCATTTACTTCCTCCGTATCCTTTTTTGACATTGTTACTTTAGTCATATCTCTTAACATTGCATCTTGAGACCAGACAGATTTTGATTTTTTAAACTTTGATGTATCTACACCATAGCTTGCTTTCATCGTTTCAAAAGACGAGCCAGTGTATGTAGTATGCCAGACGATTCCAATTTTTGCCGATCTGATTTCTTTGGCTGCTGCAGTTCCTTCTGGGACCGCATAAATAATTGTATTAGGGTGAAAAGTGACATACTTTTTTCCATCTATAGTTTGACTGGACAAATCGTTGTTGCTGAATAAAAAATCTCCTTGGACAACACCTTTGATTCCAAGTGAAGGCAGATATTTAAGTGCGTCTTTGAGCTTATCAGCAAGATCACCAGAAGTATCAGCATCGACGTCAGCTGTAGATTTATAGACCTTAGGGTTTTTGTTGAATATGCCTTTTTTGGCAACGAAAAATTTATTATCACTCGGATCAATACCAGCGAAAACAGCAGGAGCGCCATCCCATTTAACACTTACATTTCCTTTCTTGGTTCCACCAAGCATATCTCTTAAATCTCTAAGAGCAAAGATTGCTTCACGTGTGCCTTTTACTCCACCATAGATTACCCTATCTTCGATATGAGTCATGTGTGTATTTTTTTGTTCAGTTATAGTTTGCTTAAAACTTATCATTTCATCAACTTCTTTATTACTGCCAATGCTTTTTTACCATCAGGATGATTTGGATTAATACTTACTTCACTACCGTTCATAAAATCTGATATACTTGCCGATTTGCCTAATGCTGTAATTGCTTTATGTAGAGGATCTTTTGGATCATATTTTGTTTCAAATCCACTCTTACCTCTTAATTCTACCCATTTCTGATCACCTTTATTCCACATCTTCATAACATCCATATTTTTATTACGGATAAGTTTAAGTTTGACTCCTTCGGATATGAAACTCTTAAATTTTAACATTAGTTATCCTTTAAAATAAGATCAAAGATTGCACCACCACCAACATTGTTTTGAGATTTTGCAACAACTTGTAAATCAGTTTTTTCAGTAAATACTAATGGGATAGGATATTCAACTGTAAACCCAGAAGCAAATACTCCGAATTGACCTTTTACATTAAAAGATTCGTTTAGTGGTCTTGATATGAGTCTAAATAAAGCATCATTGTTTGCATCTACATTACCTTGTAAACGAATAAGATAACCAGTTTTACCTGCTGGAATTGTATATAGAGACATAAGAGTTTGTCCAGCCGCAGCTAATATGATTGCAAGATCTGTAGTGGCTCTCTTAATTCTAATCTCATCTACATTTATAGATCCCGTATTCGCAGTAATCATTCTTGCTCTAAACACTCTAAGAAACTGATTAGATGAAGCAGAACCACCAATTGTTAATGTTTCAGTTATTGGAGCATAGTTTTGATCTAAGCCTTGAACCTCAACGGTGCCATTATTATCAGAACTTGTATTATCAGCTACAGCTAATACTGTGCCCGCAGCAGCATAAGCATAGTCTGCAGTGCCATCCCATATAGTCTGATAAGAATTTGGAATTGATTCTCTATAACCAAACTTATTGATTGAAGATGTACCTGAAACAAGACCTTGAGCAATACCTATAAGATATGGTGTCATAATACCATCTACAGTAATTGTCCCACCGCCGTCTTGAATAGTTACAGGATTGGTAATAGTATTGACTGTGGTAGTTTCTAATGCTGCAAGAGATGCAGTATCTAGCGCAACCGTACCATCTACTGTTAAAATGTTACCGCCGTCTTGAACAGTAACCGTACCAGATATAGGTTGAGTTGCTTGGAAAAAAGTTCCAGTAACTGCAACTGGATTAGTAATAGTATCGACTGTGGTAGTTTCTAATGCTGCAAGAGATGTGGCATCTAGTGCAACAGTTCCGTCAACTGTTTGACTTGAAGGAAAGTTATTAATTGCAACCGTACCATCAACGGTTATAGAAGAATCATTATCTGTAATTGCTACTGGCTGGTTTACTGAAACTGTACCAGAAATCGGCTGAGTTGCTTGGAAAAAAGTTCCAGTAACTGCAACTGGATTATTAATTATATCTACTATAATTGGATTTGCTATTGTATCTACCGTAATTGTTTCAAGAGCGGCAAGAGATGCAGTATCTAATGCAACAGTACCATCTACTGTTTGAGTTGAAGGAAACGTAACATTTACTGTAGTATTTTCAAGTGCAGCTTTTGTATCAGAATCTAAAGCAACTGTTCCAGATACCGGAATAGGATTACCCGTATCATTATTAATTTCAACAGAAGAACCAACATTTACTGTAACATTTTCTAGTGAAACTAGACTACCCGAATCTAAAGAAACAGAACCTGTAACATTAGCATTTACTGTTTCTAAAGCAGCCAAACTAGTAGCATCAAGAGTAACTGTTCCAGCAACAGTTTGAGTTGCTGGAAAATTAGATATTGTAGCTGTTACGGATTGCATTGCTGTAATATTTGTACTATCTAAGAACATAGTTCCATCAACTGTTTGAACAGACGGGAAGTTATTAATATCCACTGTGGTATTTTCTAATGCAGCTAAAGATGAGGCATCTAATGCGACCGTACCATCTACTGTTTGAGTTACTGGGAAGTTTGAAACTGCAATATCACCTCCGGTATTAGTTACAGTACCGGTGATTGGAATAGGATTACCAGAATCATTTTTAATTTCTTGGTTATTGACAAAAAGATAACTCATACGATTCTCCATCCGTTTCTATAAATGAGTGAAATTGATCCGTTGTTTATTTGAAGTGTAAATCCTCCAGCATCATTATCAACTGTACCGGACACTACAATTGGATTTATACTTGCTGAACCAGACTCATCTTTTATAACTAATTGTTCACCATTACTTATTCCGCTAGGAAGAGTGATAGTACAAGTTCCAGAATAATTTACTCCAATATAGTGATCATCTACTGAAGCTGTATATGAAGCACTAGTAACAAGGGTAGTACTAACAATATGAGATGCTATCTGATCGGCTGATGATACAGCACTAAAAACAAATTTACCTGTAGCTGCATTATATTTTAAATACTTATTATCTGCAATTGTTGATCTATCAATATCATCTAATTTTCTTAACTTAGTTTCACCACCACCACCGATTGTGGACATTTGGTGCTGTACTCTTTGAATAAATGTTTTATAATGTTTTGCTAAATCTTCATGAGTAACAAATTCTTGATTAAGTGGTGTTAGTGGATCGTCGTTATTTTCTTCTGTATCGCCACCAAATAAACCAAGCTGAGCTTCACTTACGCTTCTTTTATGAGATTGAGCTTCACTTAACTTTTTAAAATTAGAAAGTAGATCCTCGTTTAATGCGTTTTCATTTATATTTTCAACTTTCTCGGTTAACTCTACTTCTAAAGCTTTACCTTTTAAATCATCTTCTAATCTTTTTTCATCATAGTTAATATTTTGATTTTTTTCTTCAGAAATGAGTTTAAAGAAATCGGAAAATGTAGGCTCATTAGCCTTTTCTTCAGCTATTTTTATTTTTTCTGCTTCAGCTTTTTCTTTTTCAAGGGCCAGCTCTTTAAAAAAATCGCTTAATGATGGTTCATTTGACATTAGATTTCCAACCAATTATATTTTACCATACTATTTATATAAAAAAATGGAGGTGAAATACACCTCCATACAAGTTATAACAAACAAAAGGAAAGTTATTTTTATCTTCGATAGATGTATGCATCCATTTTATCTGCTATACTAAGAGGAAGACACATATTATATTTAGGATTACCTAGTCTGGATCCACGACCTTGACATTTAACATAGAACTGATAATCTTTACCTGCAATTCTTAAATCTTTATTTAAGTTGGATACAATCTTTCTTACAGTATCTAACTGTTCCATATCATCTTTATTTTCTTTAGAAAATGTTCCGATATAAGAATCTGTCCTAGAAGAATTAACTGCAATACCCATTAGATCATCTTTCCCGAACGAATCATTGAAAACCCAGAAGCAAACATTGTTTGATGAACAGCACGAGACTGTTCTTCTGTTAATCCTTCATACCGTTCTTTTTCACCGGTATTCCAATTCCAAATTCCTTCTACATACCACATCATTTAACTCCTTCTATAATAGCTGTAAATAAAATTAAAAGTACAAAGAAAATTGCACAACCAACTGCAGTACCCATTATGCATACTCCTTATATTCTACCACTTTAGCAAGGTCTTCTACAAGCTGTTTACCATACTTAGTAAATAATATGCCTTGCTCCCAAACAAAATGTTCTACATCTTGTATGTGATAAAAAGTTTCACAACCTGTAATCCACCGTAAAGCATCCCAGTAATCGTGAGCGCCCCAGGTCTGGGCTTGATGAATACGCTCTTTAAATTCATCAACTTTTATTTCTTCAAGCTTTTTTTCACGAGCAGTATTCTCCTCAAGCTGATCACAAAGAGCGTTCCATAGCTCTTGTTTTTGGCGAGGAGTACGATCATTCCACTCATCCATTAAAACTCCACGAGGACGAAACCCATAAACATCTTTATGAAGGTCTGAGAAACAATCATCTGAGTAAGTGAATTCCATTTTTATATCCTTCCGATTCTCTTTACATAACTAATATAGTATATTTTAGGGATCTTGTAAACCCCTAAAATGCATTTTTATGCAACTTCTTTGAAACCAAAGTTTGCTACAACGTGACGGTTACCATCTTCATCTTCGATAAGATCACCAACTGAGATAGAAGCCATCCGACCCAAACGAGTAATCTGAGTTTCGGGTCCAATGTTACCAACTTGAAAAACTTCATCTAAACAAGTGGCTTCAATAAAAGAAACCGCAGTATAAAGATTTTCATTCAGAGCTATTTCAACAAGACCGACCATTTTCTCACCGCGGAAGTCCATAGCCATATCATCACGAATATCACGCTTCAAGCTTTTTGAGCCAGCACTGATTCCGTCGATCTCTGCTTCGGTGTAGCGGATTTGATAAACTGTGTATTTCATTTTCTTATCTCCGATTCTATTTACTCTTACAACATATACTATTATGCATAGTTTGTAAACCCCTAAAATGCATTTTTATGCACTTTTTTTCACTGTATCTTTTATGTTACAGTGATTAAAAAGTAAGCAAAATATAAATTATTACATTGCTAAATAAAATCATGACCGAGTATACAAGTATATACCGTCATACTTTTCCAAAAACAATATAGGAGATATTAGATGGAAATCCTTAATAAAGTAAAATCATGGGCTGGAGCTTTAGCTGAAGCAGGTGTAAGCCTAATCGGACTAGGCATCGTCCTTGAAATCCTTTTCGACGGGATGAATATTCCATTTTGGCCAGACGTCAACGTTACAGCAAACATTCTCGGATTGCTAGGTAACTTTAGTGAACAGGGTCTGGTAGGTTTAGTTGCTTTAGCCATTTTGTGGCATATTTGGAATAAAAAATAATTAGCCAGTGAAAATACGGGAAATAAAAAAAGGGGGGCTTTATGCCCCCCTTAGCGTTTATGTAAACTGATTTATTGTGGATTAATTACATAGTGAATTAGTAAAACAAGAGCAACTGATGCACCAAGCCCTACCATCATCTTACCAAAATCTTTTGCGACCAATGGAAAAACTGATTTGGTTTTCTTTTTACCTGTAAACTGTGCCATAGCTAATTCTCGTCCAGCAAGTAATCCGACAAAGACCCAGGTTGTACTCATAGGAATATCATTTAGTTCTTTAAAGAAATATAAACACAACCAATAGAATAAATCAATTAGTGTTGCCGATCGTACATAGCGTGTGTTATGTTTTTCTAAAACAATCTGCTGTATTTTTCCCCCACGTTCTCTAAACATAAAGAATAACCCAGCAACAAATACTATAGATATTAATATCATTAAATCCATAGGAACCTGGCGTGGTAAGAATACCGCAATATTTGCCATATCGTGTGAAAGCCAAGTCCACCATAACCCACCAGTAGCAAACCACTGAGCAATTCTCCAATAATCTTTATTGCCTTCATTTACAGGTTTTGTTTCATCAAACCACGTACTGATTAACCACCAGATGCCGTAGGCAAATAAAGCTGCAACACCATATCCCATAATAGATTTCATCAACATTTTTTCTAATACAAATGTTGATGCAAATACAGACAAGACTAAAAATGAAGTTGAGACTGGCACACCAACTCTTGTTAATGCCACAAGAATTGCAGGTGCTAATGCATGATACCATTGCACTTCTTGCCATGGAATTTTATTTAGGCGACCATATGATATATCTCCACCATTAACTGACCAACCATACCATAGTGTAGCCAATAGAACAGCAGATGCTGCAATCCATAATGTTTTATAGTTAAATCTCTCATTATTTGATGCCATCCATGTACCGAGAGTTTGTACTGAATCGTTTGCTATAACTGCATAGGCAGCAAGCAGGAAGCCTATAAGACTCCACATTGTAAGCAGTTCCATTTAATTTCTCCTTTGCTTGATGGCTTTACACCATCGCTCACAGTAAAAAAGGCAATGCTTTACCCATTGCCTCAAAATTATTTATTAAGGATTTAAAAAGTTTATATAACAGCTATGTAAAACTTAACTATTTTCAATCATTTCTTTTAGTTTTTCATACGCTTCTTTATTTCTAGCAGTAAAGGATACCGTTATTTTAGTATCCTTTATCTCCAAAACTTTACACGTTAAATTGTTTTCTTGTAACATATGTGCAAAATCTCTAAGTTTTAAATGACTTGATATGTCCTTTACGACTTCGTACATTCAAGCCTCCCGTATAGTTCCCGATAAGCTTTATTTATAGTAACTAGTGCCTTAGGAGGCACTAGCATATTGCACTGCTGATTCAGCAGCTTTTACTTTACGTGTTTGGTTATATCCAAACCACTGATTATAAAGACGATTTTCTGCATTCCGTCCTTGCTGGTGATCAGTGTAATATGTTACTGAGTTAAATGCTTGCCACCAAGTACCTGCACCAAGTTCTGCACCTGGTTGTGATTCTAGTGCATCAAAGCACATTTTAGCACCACGGGAAAGGTCTTCATATGAAGTAATAACTTTTTCTTTTCCTTCGGTCGTGCTATGTGGAGCAATATCATTATAGAAGTTAAGAAGGTCTTCAACTTTGAAACGCTTAGAACCTAAGAACTGAGCCATTTCTTTATACTTCTCAAATTTCTCATGTGCAATACCGAGTTGTTCTTTTACCATTTCTGGGTTGAAGACCGACCGGTGGCCAACTTTTACAGACTTATCAGCTTTCTGACTAAGGCTTAATGTAAGAGTATTGTTGCATACAACACGAATTGGTGTAAACCGAACATCGATTGCTTTTCCATACTGGTGTGGATTTGAGAAAAGCATGTATGAATCAACTTGATCTTCCTTGCCGAATACATCAAATGATTCTTTTACTTTAGCCAAAGCCCATACAATTTGTCCATTCTTTAATGAACCAGCTGTATGCATTTCCATATCTCCAGCCATTACATAATCTGAAAAGAAATTAAACGCTTCAGAGTTTTGTACTGGATTCCAGTTTTCTCCAACATTTGTAAGAATAGTGTTATCGCTAGTACGAATAAGAGCTTGTTGTCCTGTAGGTATTTGCTCTCCGCCAACATTTATGTAAGCATCAACTTTTTCAACTTCCCAGTCAAGACCAGCTTTTTGCTGCATCTGTGCTGGTGTTAGATCATTACTTACTGGTACTCCAAGACCGTGCCAAGGGAGTGCTCCAGCGTATGCCATTGTTTCTACTTCATGTGCCATATTTTTCTCCGATTCTTTTTCATTTAATATGTAAACATTATATATTATTAATTATACTTTGTAAACCCCTAAAATGCATTTTTTCTAATTATTTTTTTATAAATAGTATCAACCGTGATATAAATTGAGAGAATCCTTATGCCAAGTAAAGCAAGACTTTTAGCAAAATCTATGATAGAAAGTCCTATACTTTCTGAAATAACTACA